TTCTAGACACAGAAATAAATTTAGAATGGGACAAAATTCCACTAAAAGTGTTGGATAATACGTTAAAATTATCAGTAAATGATATAACTAAAGTACAATACATATTTTCTGAATAATTTTAAATTTCCTTGTATATAAATATTATTATACAAGGAGATTTCAATGCGTCCAAATTCAAGGCAAGAACTAAAAGAATACTGTTTACGCAGACTGGGTTATCCAGTTATACAAATAAACGTAGACGATTCCCAAATAGAGGATCGTTTAGATGATGCTTTACAGTATTTTTCAGAATATCATTTTGATGGAGTAGAAAGGGTATATCTACCAAAACAAATTACTCAAGTAGATATTGATCGTGGTTACATTGACCTTAAAGAAGGCGTTACTGAAAATACTGAATTAAAATTAAAAACTGCACCAGCATTAGATCCTACAGGTAGGGCTATTGTTAGTGTTGTTCGTTGTTTTCAATTATTTGATACACTCGGTGGTACTGGTATGTTTGATGCTCGCTATCAAATAGCATTGAACGATTTATATGGTCTTCGAACAAATACATATAGCGATAGTTTAATAAGTTATGATATAACTCGTCGCCATATGCAAATGTTACAGGATATGTTAACTCCAGAAAAAACTGTTGAGTTTAGTCGTGTAACGAATAGAATTTATGTAAATATGGATTGGAAAACAAACACCAAAGTTGGTGAATATTTAATGTTTGAAGCATATAAAATTTTAGACCCAGAACAATATACAGAAATATATAATGATTGGTTGTTGAAAAAATATTGCACCGCCGTACTGAAATTTCAATGGGGACAAAATCTTTCAAAATTTGCAAATGTTGCATTACCCGGTGGTGTTACATTTGATGCTGGTACAATTTTATCAGAATCCAGACAAGAAATGCAACAAATAGAAGAACAGATTCAAAGCAAGTATGAACTTCCACCAAACTTTATGGTAGGATAATAAATGACAACAAATCCGTTTATAAATAACGTATCATATAAACCAACACAAGATTTACTTGAAGAATTATCAATTGAATCTATAAAAATGCACGGAATGGATGTCTATTACATACCAAGAAAATTTAAAAAAAAGGACGATATTTTTGGTGAAGATGCTTTGAGTTATTTTTCTGATCATTTTAAAATAGAGGCATATTTAGAAAATAATACCGGATTTGCAGGTGATGGTCAAATTATTCAAAAATTTGGAGTAGAGTTGAAACAAGAAATAGTTTTAACTCTCTCCAGAAAAAGATTTGCAGAAGAAGCTGCAAAATTAAATGTTGCATCAGATAGACCCGCTGAAATATATGCCCCATTTATGGGAGATTTAATTTATTTTCCATTATCAAAGGCACTATTTGAAATTAAATATGTTGAACCATTTAATGTATTTTTTCAACAAGGTAAATTATATACTTATCAAATATCATGTGAACTATTCAAGTATTCTATGGAAAATATTAATACAGGAAATAGTGAAATCGATAGAATCGAAGATGATGCTGTCGGTGAATATACAACCACACAAGATGGAACATATCTCATGGATAAGAAAACATTTAATGAAAATTCAACAATACAATCTTTATCTGATAATATAATAGATTTTACAGATAAAGATCCATTCTCACAAGGTAATTATTGATGTTCTCAACATATTATCATTCAATCATAAGAAAAATGGTAGTATCTTTTGGTACACTGTTCAATAACATTTATATAGAAAGAACAGATAGCACTGGAACTAAGTTACAAAAAATAAAAGTTCCATTATCATACTCATCAAAAGAAAGAATGTTTTATCGCTTAAATGTTGGTGCAGAAACACCACAAGCATTTGATACACAAATAGTACTGCCAAGATTGGGATTTAATATAACAGCGATAAATTATGATTCTGAGAGAAAAAGAACTCTTATTCAAAAAAGATATGCAGAATCAGAAGATAGTACAACAAAATACCATTTTAGTGAAGTGCCATATAATATACAATTTTCTTTATACATTTATGTAAGAAATATAGATGATGGTTTACAAATATTAGAACAAATTTTACCCTATTTTAACCCACAGTTTAATATTACAATTAAACCTGGAATTTTAAACGATACAAATGAATTATTGGATGTTCCTATTGTTTTAACTTCTATTACTCCAAATGAAACATATGAAGGTGTCGTTAAAGATGATCCACATAGAATAGTCATTTGGGAATTAATTTTTAATGCTAAAGCAATGTTATACGGTCCAGTAAATACAGGAAATCTGATTAAAGACGCAGATATTAATTTATTTAAATTGGAAGATTAAAATGGCACAATTATACGCAAATATAAACATAAAACCTATTATCTATCTAAAAGATTCAAATGGTGATTTTGAATTAGATACAAATAAAGATAAAATTGTTGTAGAAGAATGTCAAACAGTTAATAACAAAAAATGTGCAAATATATTACCAACAGAAAATTTTGATTATAAAATAAGCATAACAGAATATGGCAGTTAAAAAAAATAATTCATCAGGTCAATTTGTTAATCCTAGTTTTGGTGTAAATAAAAGTAGATTTAAAGCATCAACAATAAATAAAAAAGGATTAATTCCTTTATCAGATTTTTACGATACAACAATATTAAAACCAGCAACGTCTTCTTTAGATTATAGAATTTGGTCACCTACTGCATGGAATGGTAGTATTACAGATTCTTCAAATAATATATGGTCAAGAACTGACCAATATGGTGTAAAAAATTCAAATTATAAACTAAAAGCAATTGTTCCAATGGTTGTGATGCCAATGTGTGATTATACTGTATCACAATTTAAGACTCAAAGTTATAATGGAAATAGATATCCTGCAACAACAAGAATAGATCCAGTAACAGGCCAATCTTATGTTGGTTCACAATTAGCAGGATTACCGGGTCCAATAGCAGAAACTGGTTATACACCAAGAGCAAATACTTCTAATTTTAATTCCTTTGATAATTGGTATAAATTTAGAGATAATTTAAACTATTTACCAGAATCAAGAAGAATTTGTTTTGGGGCTTATTTTATGTCAACATTAAATCCATTTGCTGCATCTTATCCAAATTTTTATAAAAATACTGCAGATGGCACAGAATATCCTATTGGTTCTGGAAATAAATTTCCAACAATATGGCATGATCAAGAATTATTAGACACTCAATCATCTTATAGAGAATTTTTAAGATTTTGTAAAACACAAAATATTAAATTTGATTATTACATGGATAATAGAGAAGCTGAACCATTTTTTCTTTTAACTGGATATAATAATACATCACACAGTACCCTTAACGCACCAGCAGCAGTAACAACCACATCAACATCATATACAGTTACAGATAATGGAGCATATTTTGCAGATGCCCGATTTTTTTCTGCAATGATTGCAGATTCTAGATTTACAAATAAAATAAATCCAAAAACAGGAAAAACATTCAGTGAGGAATTTATTTTTCATTTTGAAAAATTATGGAGAAGCCATTGGTTTTTTAAAAATATTTCATATCCAAACCCAACTTGGCAAGATTTGTTATCACCTTGGATGAATGAATTAAGCTCCACAAATTTTGATGGTAAAAATCCTTCTGATTGGTGGTCTTTTTATGGTTGTAATTCTACTGATAGAGCATATAGCGCATCAGTATCTTGTGTGAACAATTCAACTTGTGGACCGTTAGGATCTGCTTTAGGTGGTGGAGAAGGATCTGGATCTCAAAAAGATATACCAACAGCATATAAAAACTATTCAAATATAAATGGTTACGTATTATTTCATCTTGTATGCTCTGCTTGGGAAGCTACAGCAGAAAATTGGGTATATAGTCATTATATAAGAGAACAAATTGTAGGGACACATAATGAACAAGAATTTAAAAATTATTTCGGTTCAGTACAATTAATACAATACCAAAAACATCCTATTTCTGCAGAGGATTCTCATTTTTATCAAACAAGTAATTTAAATCCTTATTATGTAAATCCAATATTAGATTGTATTGTTGGAGGAGCATATTATGGTGCAGGATCTGGAAATGTTTTATCTACGGTTTCACATTCTCCCTATTTGGATATATCAAACAATGTTGCTCTAAACGTATCAAATTCTCAATGGAGAAATGACTGGTCATATAGAAGTGGATACGTAAAAACACCGCAAGATGATAATGAAAAATATAATTGGGTTGGTCATGGCGATATTCCCTCTGGTACAAAATCTTGTGAATCACAATTAGTCAGATATCCTACAACAACTATGGTGGATTCTTCTAATAATTTATTATCTCAAAATTTTTACAAATATTCCACAGAATTTGCATTTAAAGTATTAGTAGATTCTGTTAAGAAAACAAGATTAGCAATAAGAGAAGATTGGGATTATAAAAAATATTGGACTCCTTGGATAGGGGATCCTACTTGGGGGCAAGAATATTTAACAAGTTCAACCCGAAGTCAATATAATTGGAGTTTTGGTTATTGGCTAGAAGAAATGTTCCATGTATTATTACACAGCCCTGTATTTTTAACATATTGGACATCAAGATATGAAACTAGATTTGGAGGAGCACCAGCAGTTCAATTTGTATTGGATCAGTGGAGAAATATAACAAAAAATTTACCAATAACACCATGCTCAAATTCTTCAGCAGATTATACCAAAAAAGTAGACAGATTAGTATTGGCTGATGCTTTTGAAAAGGTATTAATTAGTGGAGCAAGAGTAGATAATTCTCAAACTAATATATGGAGAATGAGTGTTGCTCCAAAATATTTTAATACTAATGGAATTGCCACTTTGCAAAGAATTTCATCTCACTCAGATTTGCCCGAAATAATCGAATTAAACAGCAATAATGATAGACACATACGATCTACAGATGTTGTATCGAATACTGCAGTTTGGGAAAATTTAAATGTTCATAATTCTAGAGGTTATTGGTTAGTAACAAAATACAGCGGTGTGCCTGAATATATACCAGTAATACCCAAATCAACACCAAATTATGATCCAGGAGATGAACAAGAAGATCCACCAAGCACAATTGGTGATACTGATGATGGAATAATAAGAATATTTCCTTTCTATGAAGATAAGATATATTCAGCATAAATACTATTATGAGTGAAAAATTAAATGAAATTTTTAATATTGAAGAAAAGCAACCAGACAATATTGGTGAATTAATAAGATCTAAAGATATTGTTGAAGCAAGACAATCGGAATCTAAACAAGAAGATTTTGATGTCGATTATACAACAGTTAGAACAAATTTGAAAGAATTAATCTCAAAAGGGAATACTGCAATTGAAGGTATTTTGCACGTAGCCTCTGAAGGGGATTCACCAAGAGCATATGAAGTTGTTGGTCAATTAATAAAAACTTTAGTTGATGCAAATAAAGATTTAATAGAGTTGCATAATAAAGTAAAGCAAATAACAGACACTTCAGTTACAAATAATAATCAAACTCAAACTAAAATTGATAATGCAATATTTGTGGGTAGCACAGCCGATCTTCAAAAAATGTTGCGCGGTCAATTAGATCAAATAAAGCAACTCGAAAATGGCACATAATAAAGATTCTTATCTAGGTAATCCTAATTTAAAAAAAACAAATACTCCTGTTAATTTTACGCAGGAACAAATTGCAGAGTATGCTAGATGCATGAATGATCCAGTATACTTTATGAAAAATTATATAAAAATTGTAAATCTTGATCGTGGTTTGATTAATTTTGAACCATATGAATTTCAAGAAGAAATGATACGAACTATAAAAAATAATAGATTCGTAATTGCAAAGATGCCTCGTCAATGTGGAAAATCTACTTGTGTGGTTTCTGACATTTGTCACGAAGCATTATTTAAACCAAATCAAAATATAGCAATTCTTGCAAATAAACAATCTATTGCTAAATTGCACATGGATCGTCTAAAAACTGCTTATGAATATTTACCAAAATGGCTACAGCAAGGCGTAAAGGAGTGGAATAAGTATTCTATAGAATTTGAAAATGGTTCTAGAATTGTGGCATCTGCAACTTCTCCAAGTGCTATTCGCGGTGGTTCATTTAATTACATTCTCTTAGACGAATTTGCATTCATTCCGGATAATATTGCAGAAGATTTTTATAGTTCAGTTTATCCCACCATTGCATCCGGTTCTACTACCAAACTTGTAATCATATCTACCCCAAATGGTTTAAATCTTTATTATAAAATTTGGACAGAAGCAGAAGAAAATAGGAGTGATTTTAAATATGTAGATGTTCATTGGTCTGATGTTCCAGGAAGAGATGAAAATTGGCATCAACAACAAATTAAAAATACCAGTGAAGAACAGTTTAGAAAAGAACATGAATGCGAATTCATAGGAAGCACCAATACTCTCATCAGTGCAAATAAATTAAGAAAACTAGTATTTAAAACACCAGTATTTAAAAATGACGATGGATTAAAGGTATACGAAAAACCAATATCAAATCAGCCAGATCCCAAAAATGATCATATGTATGTGATGTGTGTCGATACTTCTAGGGGCGTGGGGCAGGATTATCATGCATTTTCTGTGATTGATATTACACAAATGCCCTATAAAGTTGTAGCAACTTTTAAAAATAATACAATGTCACCTTTAGTCTATCCAGGTGCAATATTACCAGTAGCAAAACAATATAATAATGCTTATATTTTGATAGAAGTAAATGATATAGGTGGACAAGTTGCAGATATTTTACACAATGAATATGAATATGAAAATTTATTAGTATCCAGTATACGTGGCAGAAAGGGTCAAACTCTTGATGGTGGCTTCGGAAAGGCAGAAGTACAAAGAGGTATTCGTACTACAAAGGCTGTAAAGAAGCTAGGATGCTCTGTATTAAAGAGTATGATAGAAGCAGATAAATTAATAGTCAACGACTATGAGACTATACGAGAATTAGTATCCTTTATTTCAAGAAAAGACAGTTTTGAAGCGGAAGCCAATTATAATGACGATTTGGTTATTTGTTTAGTTCTTTTTGCATGGCTTTCTACACAAAATTATTTTAAAGATTTAACAAATTTAGACATCAGACAAAGCCTTTTTAATGAAAAATTAAAGCAATTAGAGGATGAAATGTTACCTTTAGGGTTTTTAGACGAT